ATCCTACAAGTAATGAGGGCGCCCAGCCAAACAGGGAAGAACACTGATGTCGTGATCGACTATGCGTATATGAGGATCGGGAAGCAGATTAAGCTATACTCGTCCAAAGCAGCCAACCGCAAGGTTCACGCTCTCAAGGGTAACACTTCTTGGTGGTTCAGGAAACCAGCAAAACCGGATTACGGAGAACCAGTCGTCGTGGACCGCCCGGCAGCTTTGCCTGAATGGAGTCATCCGTATGGTGCGTTGCTGGTCAACCCCGGGAATACGCCGCAGTCTGTAAATTGGTTTGTATCCTACTTCCAGAACCAGCTGGCCGACGACAACATCTACTGGGACATAGACGTCCAACTTAGAGCAGCGATTGCGAATATGGACCACATTGATCCTAACTCCCAGGGCCAATTCTCGTTTGAATTTGGTGTTGGTGCGGTGGTTGAAGATCCGATGCAGGGAACTAGTGTGACTGAGGATTTTTGGAATTACGGTTTCCAGAATGGGAAGTCAAACGTGGCATGGGGAACCGGGACACTATCCTGGGGCTCTTTTGCCTCTGATTTCACAATTCGCAACGTCAAGTTATCGAACGGTGGTGTCCCCAAGCCAGTCGCTTTCTGGGTAACGGCCCCGAACACTTGGTACGTTCAGGGAAGTACGCAACCGCAAGTCAGTTTCTCCTGGGTTGCAAATCCCCGTATTGCAAGCCGACACGTAGTCGTAGACGGAGGGGGGATCAATATCACAGGTGGTACCGTAGGCGTATCCGGGTCAGTATCCGTAACCGGAGACGTCAGTGTCACAGGAACAGTGAACGCTCGCACGTACGCGAGGGAACCCGATACGGGCGAGTTCGTGCCGATCGACGCCCTAAACAGGGCGTCAGAGGGCGATCCTACTAGATACTCTCTAACTACCGACGTACAGGCCGAGACACCCGTCAAAGTCAAAGTGTACGGTGAGCACACCGATCTACTCGACGCCAAGACTACCGTACCCATCTCCACCTATGAAACTATCATAGGTGGCAAGAGCTACTACTCACTCGATACCTCATCCCACACATTTGGGGTCACGGGGGACGGTTGGTCGCCAGTCCAGACGTTAAACTCAGGCAACAAGACCGGGTTGGCATCATACGGTATTAACCCTACGACGGACCCAGTGCCGGTGGATCTGAGACAGGTGGTTGTTCCAGCCGGATCATATCTTCCGATAGCCGGTACACTCAACCCAGGCGCCACTCCGTTGGCCGTCGCGGCCGTGGGAATAGTCGGATCTGTTACGACAGTCGGGGCGGTAGCCGAGGTAGCTCAGGTTACGTCCGTCGCCAACGTTGCCACTGTGGCGACGGTAGGAGCAGTATTCCAAGTGAATGAGTCTCGCTCCTTCATACATGACCCGACAACTGATACCTGGAAGAAGCTGGGCGACGATCCACTTCAGACTTCAGTCACCGGCACGGTTACAGCGGCACTGTCCGGACCGGTCGATGCACACAATCACGTCTGGGACACCACCCTGCAGCCACCAGCGTGGGTAAAGGAGGGAGAGAGCGGAGTCGTGCAAACTGTGAACACGCACAATTATGTGTGGGACTCGACTTCACAACCCCCATCGTGGGTAAGAGAGGGCGAGAGTGGAGTCACTCCGACCGTGAACTCACAGAACTACGTCTGGGACCAGACGCTTCAGCCCCCCGCTTGGGTTAGAGAAGGAGAGAGTGGTAATGTTCCTACAGCTAACGTCAACGTGCAGTCGATTGCTGCGCAGTCCGCCCCCCTCTGGTTCTCCACTGTCAAGCCTGGCGTACCAGCTATTCAGCCGACAAGATCTGGACAATCGGAGATTGGTATGCTAGGAGCTGGTGCAAGCAAGGGAGACGGCCCGTCTGTCAGAGGGTCACTGTCTACCGAGGACTACGTTGGGGCGCTCGAGTTAATGGGTCTCAAGCCTAGTTGCGTGCCTGACTTCTGTTCCGCGGACTTTATGAACAAGTTCAAGCTTGCAGTTGCCACGCGCAGACTGAGGGCAGACTTGAGGCGAAGGGGCTCCAGGGCCGTTACATATGAGATGGAGCCTATGGATATCGGACTCCTTGGAGCCGGGAACAGCAAGGGTGATGGTCCATCTGTCGGGAGCAAGCTATCACCTCGCACAATGCAGAGGCCTGACGAGGGTTTGGAGAGAGCAGCGCCGCTTGAGCGCACTCATGAGGTGACGCTCATCCCCACCATACACTGTGAGAACGCCTATGAGGTACTTGACGAAGTCAATCTGTCAGAACAGACTTCGAGCCTCTTAGCCGCTGCCAACGTGGATATTGCCGGTCTTGAGGATAGCGGGCATCACGTGCTTGCATCGTACATTGGCCATCTGGCACTAGGTCGTGACATGCCTGGTTCCCGCATCAGCGCCTACCCATCAAAGGATAGGAAGCAGAGGAAGGAAGAGAAGAGGGAGAGCGAGTCAAGTTCTTCGGGCTCATCTAGTGAGGACGAAGGAAAGAGGAAGCCACCAAAGAATAAAGAACAGCAGGAGAAGGACCAAGCTGGTGCGCTCGAGAGAATCACCTCAGCAATCTCTTCCCCTGAGGAACTACTCTCTTGGTTATATACACACAGATCGATCTCGCCCACGTGGCGTCGCCAGGTCATCAGTTCGGCTCTGAGGCAAAATAAAGAATGGGAGGGTGACGTATGCGTACTACTCATCGAGACACTGCTAGCGAACGGGGACTCTGATCGTTGCCCGAAGGATTGCTTTAAGCGTATGATCGACACAGTGACGTCAGGGAGACACTCCCAGTTCCAGTCCTTAAAGAGGGCTTGCCAACGTATACCTCTAAGTGAGTTGTACGACGCTTTCGAACGTATCGAAGGCGAATTCCCGCCAGCCATGCGGCTAGTGTGCATCGAGACGAATCCGGGGCCATCCTGGGTGAGAGATTTAACCGAGGAGGGCATCGAGCCTAACCCTGGACCAATGGATGAGATGCCCGATACTATGGAGGGCGTGCGAGCGCTGCCCACATACGAGAGCGTCGTGGAGTCGGCGTGTGGAGTCAGTCCCGACGTGGGAGAGGTATTCGACCCTATCGCAATGATTGCCAATATTGCAGGTCAGTACGGTTTGGGCAATGCGGCATCGCAGAATACCTCGTATCAGATGGGGATGCGCAACCAGGCGGTACTCGCTGACAACACATTCATCCAGAACGCGTTTTCATGGCATGCCGAGTGCTTCACCCACCCCCTGAACATTGCCAGTACGGCGCAGCCCGGGCAGATGATCGTTAATCCGAACGGTCCAGAAATCTTCGGGGCATCACTAATGGCATACAAGCCCACAAGGGCTGAGGTTATCACTCCTGAGGGCGAAGATATGTTAGTGATGGTCACAAAACAGGCGGCTATCAGGGACAACCAGATCAGCGCGAGAGGTAAGTACATAAGAGACCAAGCCCAGCACCTCGTAGGGGCAGAAAGTACGTACGGAACCGACCTAAATGTGCCGTTGACTAAGCTATGCCTGTACTCCACTATCTTCGCTACCGCACAGCCCTCATCTCAATGCCCTTGGGGTAATGAACTTGCAGCTACAGATAGCGGAATCGTCTTTGCAGGAGGGGATAACGCTGTTCAGCTGACGTTCTCAGACCCCAATATTACCAACATTGCGGGAGTAGGGTGTACTGATGGAAACGGACTCAATCTTCTACCCTTTTCGGACAACGCGGTGCGGGGGAGGCTCTACATCCACATCACGGATGCGACTGTTCCTACCGGGGCTACCAAGATTGAGATGCAGAACGACCTAATGCTGTACGCATGGAACGGTAATGCGGCTATCACCTACGGGTTGTACGCATTATGCTGGGGACGTTTCCCTCAGGGGATTGGCGTCCTTGCCGTGCCGGCGACTTACGTTAACGGTGGTGCTGCAACGGTATCATACCGTGTGCCATACGCCAACCTCAATGAAATCGACGGCCTTGGAGATATCCACCTGGTTACCTGCGTAGACGTTGCGAGCGCGCCAGCTACTGACCAAGCGAGCGCCAACTCAGCCGCGTATGTGCGACCTACCTGGGGCGCAGCCTCAGGGGGAATTGCTGCAGACACACCGCTGAATATCAATTTTGACGCCAACAACCTAGTCGGTTATGACCTCACCTCGTTCTGTGTCAGCTGGCTTCGCAGGCTCGCGGCGGGTGCTAACGGTATGGATACGTTGCATAGGTTCGCAGTTGCATACGCAAAGGCCTTCTCTGTCTGCAGCACGTTCGACAACGTGTGGC